TTTAAGAATGCGGCTTTTACCCAGATCACCGAGTCGGCAGCCTGTGGAGTTATCTCAATGTGGAACCAATCGCCTTTTGGTGCGCCGTGGATGGTTGGCTTGTCGTACTTTTGCCATGCGTAACGATCGCAACGCCATGCTCGACCATGTGGCTCTGGGAAGTAATCCAAAATACATTGCAAGCCAAGATCGTTGGCGTTAGCAACAAGTTTGTCAATAAAGACCAGCGCTTCTTTGCGTCCTGCTTTTGGGTTCTTTTCAGATTTGCGATACGACAGATCTACAGCTCTGCCAGTTGCGTGAACAGACAAAGACCCTGGCTTACCGCGCATGTCACGTTGACCCCAAGACCCATTGTTCCATAGCGCGCCATTCGATGCGGCAATTGCTTGTTTTATCCATTCGTTCATGCCGGCACGCGGCGATGGTGATGCGCCGTCAGCGTTGCCTATGTAGTCGCGTGCGTTTGGCACGCCTGCTTTAGCTTTGGCTATTGCCACGACCAAATGCCAGGTCTTTAGGGTTCACATATCGGATGAGAACTGGCACAAGCGCGGCGAGCGCTGCTTTGCCTAGATCGGCTGGGTCTGTGTTGCCTGTTGAATACACCGCGATGACCGCTGCAATGACCGAGCGACCGTATGAGGCGAGTAGGGCTTTGTCTTTAGGCTTCAACATCTTTGGCTCCTTCTTTTGCTTTTGACTTTAGCCCGTTTGAGGCCACAAGACCTGACAAGGTGCCAGTCATAAAGACGGTCAGCGTCGATAGCAGGTCTATGAACGCGGCGTCATTGGGCGATTGATTCCCGATCGGCTGTGTGACAAACATAAGTGACCAGACAAATCCAAGCACGGTGATTGCAAACACGCTGGCAAGGATGATTCCGACAACAACGATTAGTCGAGCGTGAAGTTCTTCAGGTTTAAGGCGTGGTCTCATAAATCAAATCCCTTGTGCACGTGCCAGATGGGTTGCAAAGTGGTGGTTCGCATTCTGGTTTAGTCCAGTTGGCTGGGTCTTGGCATGGGTAGCGATATGAGCCGTCATAACTACACCCAGAGCATCCCCACACAACGACCGCTATAAGCGCGACGTAGCCGATGAGGTAACGCCAACGCACTACTTTTTCTTAGTTGGTGCTGGTGGGTATGGGTTGGCGTCTTTTATGGCTTGAACTGCTGCGTCCCAGTCGGCTTGGGTTTTTGTGCCACGTTGCCATTCAAAAAAAATTGGGTCGCTAGTTTTGATGTATTCCTTATGGCGTGTGTTGCTAACCGTGTTGCATTGGTTTTCGTAATCAACAACCGGCCATTGTGCGTCTAATTCGGCTTGTGTTGGTTTTGGTGTTTCGTCTAACCATGTAAGGCCTGCGTACTCGGTGCCGTCAAGTGTCCAAATAGTGCCGGGGTATTTGCTGCTAAGAATTGCTGAATAGTCGATCATGCTGATACTTCCATGAGGATAAGGCTAGATGAACCGCCAACAACTGTGTCATTTTGACGGCGATTGACATAACCCACAACGGCCGCGCCACCTGTTTTTATTTGTATTTTGTATGTTGTTGCTGATGTTGTTGCTGGACTGTCAAGAAACAAAATTGGTGTCGTTGCCATTGCAATAGTGTTTGCACCAACACCGCTTGTAGTTATTGCGTTTATGCCTGAACCGCCTGTGCCGTTACCGATAACCGTTGCACCACGCAAAAGTTGGCCAAAAACTATTTCACCTGTAATTACGCCTGTATTGAGTTGACCCATAATAAGAATTTGGCTACTTGATGATTGCGGGGTGATTGAAGCGGACAATCCCGTGACATCTGTATAGGTTGAGCCAGTCATGCTAAACGCGTCAGCCTTGAACACGTTTACTACTTGCAAAATTCGAAACGCGCCGCGCAAAGCGTTTTGTTGTGCAGCGGTCAAAACCTGCCCAGCGGTAAAACTGGCTGGAAGTGTGGTTGGTGTTGCCATAGTTCTCCTTATCCTAAAACATTCTCTGCGTCGAGTGTGCCATACACGGCGTCATCCAAAATCAACTCGTACACGATCGTGGTCGGCGCGGTGCTGTAAAGGACGCTGTGGCCTGTGCTGAAATCCAGACGATGCTCGATGCCCTCAACTGACAGCTCTTGGGCCAACTGGGTTGTGCCAGTACCGCTAGGGAACGACTTTTCAACGCTGATTGTGTCGCCAATGTCTACGGTTGCCAGGGTGTCTTTTTGGGCTGTGGTCAGCATTAGGTATTTGGTTGCCACGGATGTGTAGCGCGCTTGAGGTTCTGGGTTAAGCAAGTAGGACGCCGCGGTGTCAATTTCTCCCTGCACGTGCAGCAGGCTGTTTGTGATGCTTGATGTCTGAATAAAATATGTGGCAATAGAACCTGCATCGGTTGCGGTAGCGGTTTTGCCGTCTAACGCTGTAACCACAGATCTGTTAATTACAGAGTCAGCTTCAAAACTAATGCCCACGCCATCAAATTTGTATCCCGTGCCATCATCATGGAAATCTGCTACTGGCGCGCTAAGCGTGTTGCCAATGCGATCTTGAAATGTAAACACGCCAGCCCTAGACATAAAGACGCGACCAAATTCGGCAGTCTCGTTGATGTGTGTGATGTATTGCAATACGTTGGTTCCTGCCGGCACGGTGTATGCCGCGTCGTGCCCAAGGTTTACGGTGCCTGTGGCGATGCTTCGAGCGCCTGCTGGGAAGTCAACCTCTGGCAGATCTAAGACGGTTTCTATGCGTTCGCCCGATGTCTCTGTGGTGACGTTTAGTTCATCTAGGTAAGTTTGTGCAAGTAGGTAGAACTGGTCAGCGCAATAGACCGTCACGGTATCCAGACCGCCGAGCGCAAAATTGTAGTCATAATTGATAACGAAACCAGAAAAGATCAACTCGGGCACATCGGTTGAGCTGTAACGGATTAATCGCACTTCGCGCAATGGTGCAAGCCCTGGCTTTGCTTGCGGGGTGTCCCAATAAGGCGAGTTCTGATCAAACGGATTAAATACCCCTGTCACGTCCTGAATCGTAAATGTCATGGTGCCTGCGCTGAACTGATCGCCCACGTCACGGCGACCACGCCGCACGTTGATGCTGATAGTTGAGTCCATGACATCGGCAAACTCGGTCGTGCCGTCAAGCACATATTCGGTGTTGTCTAATACGCCTTTAAGCGCGTCATCAAGAACAAACGCATCAACCTGAAATCCTGTTGCAATTTGCAGGTCATAGTTGCCAGAATCAACAACGGCTACGCCTGGCATTACGCCACCTGTAACTGCAACGGACCAGCGCTACGCGAATAGGCGCGCAACGCATTAACAACCGATTCACCAATTTCGGCGCTTGTGGCAAGCCCGCCTGTGACGTTGATAGTGATTCCGCCACCTGTTTGCATGCGGTCTAAAGGCACGACCGCTTCTGGGCCTGCTTCACCAATTAGCGCCAAAGTTGGGCTAGACACAATGCCACCGTCAGCTAATCGAGGAATGCTCATGCGACCAGGTGCAGGCGTGTTTGATGTTTTGCCAAGTTGTGGTACTGGCACGGTTGGGGCTTTTGGCAGATCAGGCAACAATGGGATTGAGTTATATGCGCTAATGATTGCGTTGACTGCGCCGATTGCAGCGTTGACCATGCCGGCAAAGAACCCAATGACGGTGTTCACAATTAGGTTGATGCCGTCACGGAACCACTCAAACTTGTTGTACGCCGTTACGAGACCAACAATTAGCAATGCGATGCCTGCCGCAATAAGGCTAAACGGGTTTAGTGCCATAGCGATATTTGTGGCCACAATCGCAGCGGCAATTATTCCGATAGCAGCTGCAATTGCCAAAAACGCTTTGGGGTTGTCTTGAGCCCATGCAGCGAACTTGTTAAGCACAGGCAAAACGGCTTCAAGGACAGGTAACAACGCAGCACCGATTGACTCTTTGGTTTCGCCAAGCGAGTTGGTCAAAATCTTCATTTTGCCTGCAGCGGTTTCGGCACTCTTGGCAGTAGCACCGCCAAAGGTTCCGCCAAGCACGTCCATGATTTCGTTTAGGCTTGCGCCTTCTTTAATCATCGTTGCCATTTCTGGGCTCAATGATCGAAGCGCCTTAAAGTTGCCTTGGTATGCCTTAGCAAGCGCGTCTGCAACCGTGCTGGAATCGGTTTGCAGCGCTGTACTGATGTCCATTACAAGGTTCATGTCCTTCATGGCGAGATCAACATCTTTTGTACCGCGCACCAAAGCTTCAAGGCTCTTGCGGTACTCGGTGTCAGCAATACCAGACGCTCGAGACATTGCGCTGATCTGATCTTCAATCTGTGCGGTCTGTGCAGCACCCGCGCCAGTCACATTTTGCAGGGTTAGGGCTAATGCCGCTTGCTCTTGCTGGTCTTCCATTGCGGCCTTGGTTGCGTCGCCGAGAGCAATAGCCAAACCGCCGAGCGCCGCAGCTGCCGGTACCGCCGCCTTCTTAATAGCAAACTGGGCTTTCTCCGATGTTGTTTCCAGTTGCTTAAATTGGGCAATAGCTTTCTTAATCCCTTTGCCGTCAAACTCTGAAATGATCGGGATATTAATTGCCATTACGCGGTCTCTCTGTTCGCTTCTTCCATGACGCGCTTGACCAATTGTTCCATCTCGGACATGACATCACTTTGGCGTTGCTCGTACGCTTTCCACATTACTCGCGAACGACTGCCATAGCGTGCAGTTAGCGCGCGCCCTAATGAGCCAGACATTGAGGTGTCAAACATGGTGCCAGTAGCGCCTTTCCATTGAATGGCAAACGTGCCCACATTGGTTTTGTTCCCGCTGTATTCTTTGATCGCTCGAGTATTGATCTTGGCAGCGATCTTTTGTTTCATGCCAGGTATCCACGGCAAGATCTGAAAACCTGATCGGGTTTGCCAGTTGCGCGCCATACCAGACAACGGGACGCCAGTAGGCACAAGTTTGTTTGCATCGTCAATAACGGGCTGGACAATTTTCTTGTAGTCCTTGGTGATTTCTCGGCGCAAAGATTTGTCAATCTTGTTAAGGGTCTTCAAAGCATCCTTAAGCCCTACGACC